GGTATTCTCGACGCGGAGTCGCCTCTTCGATCCTATCCACGGGGCGAGGGGCGATTCGCATGGTGGATCCCTGCGTCGGCCGTACAAGTCGGCGACTTCGTGCTCTTCGCCGGTGTAGGAGTCGTGTACGAAGTCACGTCGATCATCGACGCGGCTCCGTCGATCATATTCGGCGCACAGCTTCGTGATTCCATGAGCTCCCCGAGCGTGCTCCCCGCTCCTGAGCGAACGGACTCGACCTCTATCGTGATAAACGATGTTACGACTCGATTCTACGCGTTACGCGATACGGAGCCTCCGGCCGAGTACGTCCGAGACTTGATCGCTTAGTATCGCCTATCGTGGCTTGTATCTCTCGCAAAGCTCCGCTATAGCTTGGACATGTTCAGAGCTACGCACGTCGCACGAATCCAGTGGGCTACCGGGTCGCAGACGGTCGCGCTTCGCCGCGTGACTCTCGGCGACTATCCCGTAGACGTCTTTCGAGACGTCTACGCGAACGAATACTTCTCGGATCCTATAACCGGGATCTCTGAGTGGCCCTGCTACGATATCAGCCCGATCCCGGAGGGCCACTCCGTGCCGTGGGCGTGGCTTGTGAGCCCCAAAGCTCCGAAGCTTGAGCAGCCGCGGCTTCAGGCGTGCGCAGGGTATTAGAGGATCACGGGTTCGTCGAAAAACGCCTTAACGAGTCCTTCGATTCCAAGGTACTCGACGCGCGCTTCGACGACGCGCTTCGACATCCCTAGAAGTTCGCCGGCCCGCTTGAGGCCGCCTTCCGCGACGAACAGGGCACGTATGACTGACACGCGCTCGAGCAACTCGACAGCCTCTGGTATAGCTGATAGGCGATCGACGACGAGTGCGACCTCCGGAGGCGTAAGCTCTTCGCGCAGCGTTTCATCGTACCCGTCAAGGGCTCTCACGTGGAAGCGAAGGGCTCTCGCCGCTTGGATTCTGGATATAGGCGGATTGGCGTTGCGAAGCTTGACCTTGAGTGCTAGCGATCGACACGCGGCGTCGCTATAGAAGGCAATACCGCGAAGCGCTCGAAGTACGCGGAGGAGTTCGCGATCGCTTGAGTTATAGCCACGGAACATCGCCGGCATAAGATCAACGCGTAGCGTATCCGCGGCGTTCTCGAGCGATCGGGCGAGGTCTTTAGCTATATAGCGGTTCGCTTTATTGTCCGCCTTTACGCGGTCCGTGCGTCCGGATACTTCAATAAACTTATTCAAAGTCGCCGCCAGCGAATAAGCGAGCCAGTCTCTAGTGCGCGCGGCCATATCAGCTAGGAGGCGTACCGCTCCCACGGTAGGGCGCGGGTAGACGCCAGCGAGCATGCCTTCCGTGTATCGGGTCAGATACCAGATCGCCTTTCGCGTGTTTGATTCGGCTCTATCCTTCGAATCATGACGCCATAGGTACTTGATCGCGTTACCTAGGCAGAACTCAGGGCCGAGATCGTGAGCTTCGATCGCTCGCATGCATTCATCCCCATCGTAGTGCCGCTCCGTGTGATGAGCCGTAACCGTCAAGCGGTAGATCTGGGATCCGTCGGTGTCCGTTCCTACCTCTTCGAGCTCCGGCATTTTGGCCGCTAGCGCAGTCACGGTTTTATGAACAAGCGTAGGATCGTAGGGCGCCAAGATCTTCAGGATCTGCTTTGTAGATTTCCCCGCGGATTGTACGGGCGAGCATAGGGCCGTTTTGATATTGAGACGCCTCGCCTCCGCTAGGTAGTTCGTAGGCACTAGTAAGCCCCTCCGTGCAAAATAGGCCGCCCCCAACTTTGCGGAACACGGCAGACGCAAGTCACCGGCTCGCTCGTCGGTTCCCATCGAACCGTCGCTTCGACGATCCAAGCGTCGCCCGTTCGCGACGTTCCAGGGATGACTCGCCAGCTAAACTCCGTTCGCTCTAACGGACGTCGAGCAAGTGCCCGACGACTAAGACTTCGAGCGGTTTGAGCGACGTCCTGCGAGGCTTGAGCAACGTCTCTGGCCGTGTCCGCTAGTACAGAACGTACAAGCTCAAGGGCCGGCGGCGGTACGATAAGCTGCAGCGCGTGATGGTCGGAGAGGGCGAGCCCTCCAAAGCACTTTGCGATCTCGGCGAATACGGCTCGCCTCGCGACGTAAGAGGCTTCGCCGTCCTGCGTTTTCTCGGAGCCGTCGGCGAAGTGCTGAAGAGAGGCTCCGGCCGCATGGGCCACTTGATTCTGCATCGGCCACAAGAGAGATGGAACTTGAACACCGAAGCGAGGACCTGCTCCCTTCCCTATCCACCGCGGCCGCGGGATATAGTTTAGTCGGTCTGTTTTGTGAGGAGGCACGGGACTGCGTAACTTTTCGAGCATCGTTTCCTTTTCGGAGCCTAGGGCTCGCGTCGAAGCTAACGCTAGCTTCATATATAGTCAATCGTATCATATACGATATAGCGAAATAAGCGCTAAAGAGCGTACGCTTTCGCGCCTAGCCTTTCCCTTTCTTCCGTTTTATGACAGGCCGTGCCTCGCGCACGGGCTTTCGCTTTCGGACGCCTAAGCGCTTAGCCTACCTTCCATGTCCACTGACTCAGTCGAGCCCGCTTCGCCCCTGGCCTTTATCGTACTTCCGCCGTTCAAAGGAGTACTCACGTCGCATGCGCAAGGCGACGTGATGGATTTCATCGGCCGTAAGCTTCAACAGCTAGGCCTGTTGAAAGCAAACGAGGCGGACTTCCACCGATTCGCCCGCGTCGCCGTATTCACGAAGGACCGCGAAACGCTTGCCACTTTTCTTGAATCATACGGCGCCGCTCTGATTTATCCGGCTCGCGTCGTCTATGACGAGAAAGCCACGATCCAGGAGAAGTGCCGGGCCCTGCTTGACGACGTTTCGGAGTACTACGGAGTCGAAGGCGCTTCCACTCTTCGAGGCCTTCGCGCTGAGATCGAAGCCATGGAAGTGGTCCCGGGAAGTGTCGAAGCTGAGAAGCAAAAGTCGCCGGTACTCGAAGCGCTCACCTACGCGCACATGATCTCGGAGGAGTACTTTGATAGGTGGCTTGCCCAGTACCTCGTCGTCGACGTCACGCCGGCGCCGGCGAAGGACGAGTGAAAATTACAGCGAGGCTGCAATTTTTACACTCACGCTGTAACGTCCGCTACAAAACGAACAAAGTACGCACGGCGCTTGGCGGGAACCCCTAGGCCGAGAGACCGTGCGTATAGTCCACATGCATGCTCTTGATCGTAGACACGTCGTCCCTCGCTTACGCGTGCGCTCACGCAGCGGGCCCTTCCAACGCCGCGGAGGCCTTCGTCTCGTCAATGCGATCGACGATCGGAACGTTCCGCCCGCGGGGCGTACTTTTTGCGCGAGACGAGCCCCGGGAGTCGTTACTCCGCACGGCTCTGTTCCCGGAGTACAAAGGCTCGCGAGAGCGCGATCCTGTTATCCGCAAGACGGTTCGATCGCTCGTCGACGGGCTTCTCGAGAGCGGAGCTCCGATCGTATCAGCGAAGGGCTACGAAGCCGACGACGTGATCGCCTCCGCGGCGGATATCTTGGCCGACGTTTACGGGCAAGTCGTGATCGCCTCACAAGACAAAGACCTAGGCCAGCTTGTGTCCGCGCGTGTACGTCTCTTCAAAGCGAAGGGTCTCCTAGACGTCGCCGCCGTGACGAAGCTTTGGGGAGTTCAGCCGAAACAAGTTCCGGAAGTGCAAGCGCTTTGCGGCGACAAGGCCGACGACATCCCGGGGCTCCGGGGCGTAGGTCCGAAGACGGCCGCAAAGATTATTGTACGGTTCGGATCGATCCAGCGGGCTATGACCCACGCGGAGGAGTGGCTCACGCCGGCTATGACGGAAGGGAAGGGCTTTAAGTGGAAGAGGAACCTAGAGCTGACAAGCCTAGTTCGGAGTCTGGACCTTCCGATCTCTCTTGCTTCGATCGAAAAAGGATTCAACTGGAGCCGATTCGCAAAGCTTACTCGCCGCTAGCTATCTGCGCGGCTGTAGGAGCCCTTATAACGTGTAACACCCTCGCGGCGTTTATCTGGGTTGATATAGATTCCATTATACGAATCTTTGAACTTTTAGGAGCCAGCTTGACCTTACTTCGCTAGTGGCGGATTCTTGTTTAGAGGCACCTATCTAGGTGCTCAACTAGGAGCAAGCAAGATGCCGAACGATTTCACAGACGTCACTCCCTACCTCTCCGCCGCTGCCGTACCGATCCTGCAGGCGTGGTCCGTTATGCCACGGCTCACGAATCGCGACATCGAAGTTATCGCCCAACAACAAGGCGACGTTATCAACGTCACTGTTCCAGGCTCGCTCGCGGTCACTGACGTTGTTCCGAGTAACGTCATCCCGACCCCGCAAAGTTCGACGCCGTCGAAGGTACCGGTCGCGCTTGATCAGTGGAAGAAAGTCGACTTCTACCTAACCGACAAGGAGATGCATGAGATCGTAGCGGGAGTTATCCCGCGACAAGCGGAGGAAGCGGTCGAGAAGATCGCACGCTACGTCGATTCGTACTTGCTCGGATTCTACGTCGATTTTTACGGCATGGCCGGGACTCCGGGCACTACTCCGTTCGCTAACGAGAAGCCAACGGACGCGACCGCGCTCCGTCGCGTGTTGAATAACCAGCTCTGTCCGCTCCCGAACCGCCACGTCGTCTTCAATGCCGACGCCGAAGCGAACGCTCTCGGAGTAACAGCCTTCGCCAACGCTGAGTGGCACGGCGATCCGGCAGCGATCCTCGAGGGGAAGCTGAACATGCGGATCGGCTTTCAATGGTGGATGGATCAAAACGTCCCGACGCATACCGCGGGCTCCGCCGCTACGTGGGCTGTCGACGGCGCACAGCTTGCCGGGATCTCTACCGTGACGATCGCCGGCGGAACAGGGACGTTTAATCTCGGCGACATTGTAACGTTCGCCGGACACGGCCAGACCTACACCGTTCTCGCTTCGACGGCTACAACCTTGACGATCCGCCCTCCTCTTCAAGAGGACGTCGCGGACACGGAAGTGATCGCTGTGGCGGCAGACCACGTTGCGAACATCGCTTTCACGCCGGAGGCGTTCGCCTTCGCCGTGCGTACTCTGCAGAACCCTCCGTCCGGTCTCGGCGTCATGAGCTCGAGCGTGATCGACGAAGTGTCGGGTCTTGCGATCCGCGTGCAGGTTCGCTACGGCCATTACGAGACGATCTGGTCTTACGATATTCTATACGGCGGTGCCGTCGTTCGTCCCGAGTTTGGCTGCCGTTTGGCCGGCTAAGCTTCTCGCGGAAACGCGGTCTTTCGTTCAAGCCTCGCGCGGGTGCTATACTCGCTAGAGGCTTTTTCTATGGGATGCGGTCAATCAGGACAAGGTCAAGCGGACATCACCACCGTCGTCGTGAACACGTGCTGCGGGTATCCGGAGCCAGCCGGAGGATGGGACTCCGCCGTAAACTTCAGGGGAATACTCGACTCGACGGATATAACCTCCGGAGATCAACTAACGCTATACGTTCAAGGCACACCGGGAACTGTGCTAGCGCCTCCGACCGCTTCCCAGCGACTTTACCTGTTCCACGTACAAGTTATCGTCGGTTCGATCGGCAACTTTAAGCTCTTCGAAGCCGCTAACGGCGTAAATACGCCTTCAGGAGACTGGGCTACCGTATCCTCCGGGCTTTTGGCGAAGTACGCAGGGATCGTCATGGCGATGCCGAACGTCGCACTAAATCTCGGCAGCTCACTGCACGCGAGTCATAGCGTCGCCGGGCGAGTGACCGTTACGGTTCACGGCGCGTTGGTCAACGAAGTCTAAGGAACACCCGTGCCCACGATAATTCAAAGTACACTGGTCACGGGCGGAGGTAACGGAACTTTTTCCGGTACGTTGACTTCGATCACGGGTAACGACGTATTGATCGTTATCGCGTTTAGTCTTAGAGATTACGGAGCGTATCCGTACTACTCGGCGACGTGGAACGGCGTAGGCATGTTCCTAAGGCATGACGAGCTTGTGGCGATGGGAGGATTTGGCCAAGGCTCCGCCGCTATATGGTCAAAGACAGCGGGCAACGTTTCAGGGCTAACGGCGGATGGGTCCGTTACGATCTCCTTCGGCGACTCATCTACGCAGTGGATGTTCAGGCTTATGGCCATCTCCGGGATCGATCAATCATCGTCCTTCTACGGGTCAACCGGAGGAAGTCTAGCCTCCGCCGCTTCGACGTCGACGCTCATCGGCGCGACTAGTATCCCGACAGTCGACGTGATTTCGGTAGGCTACCACGGCACGCCGACCGTAGCCGGGTCAGGGCATACTAACTTAGGGTCCTATAATAACAGCGGGACTGGACGAGATGTTCTCACACACGCCGCCGGTTACAACTTCACGGGGATCACGAACACCTGGAACTTCTCGAGCTCAAGCTACTGCCACGCGCTTGTCGGATTCAACGTCGCTCCGGCTACGCCTCCTACGATCACGACGGTTGACGTAGACAACGCGATCGTTACGACGCAGACGAACATGGCTATCGTCGGCACGAACTTCGCGCCCGGCGGCGTTACGAAGGTCTTCTACGCGAATACGTCGGTGTACGCTTCAGCTACGAAGGTAGACCAGTCGATCTCCTCCGTTACGTCAACGACTATAAACTGGGTGTCCGTGACTTTGGGAGCTTTGCCCGGCGCGGCGACGCGTTACATATTCGTCGTAACGGATTACGGAGGAGGCAGCGAGCAGGTATCAGCGGCGAAGGCTATCACCGTAACCGTTCCCCCTACTCCGGTTATCACGTCGATCACGGGAGGGTCTACGGTCGACGTAACGGATACGAATCGCGTAGTGAATGGAACGGATTTCGTATCAGTAGGAACGACGGCACTCTACCTTGCCGACGGCACGACCTTTGCCACGGCGACGAAGGTCCTGCAGGGGGCGGCCTCTATCACGGGAACTTCGCTCACTTGGACGGCCGTAACGCTAGGAGCGATCACTCCGGGCGCTCGTTACATATTCGTCGTAAGTGACAACGGCGGAGCGAATCAAACACCGTCCGCGGCTTTCGCTATCACGCTAACCGAACCGACCGTTCCCGCCATAGCTACGGTCGACGGAGGAGCTTCTCAGGTATACCCAACGCGGACTTCGATCGCGGTAACGGGAACAAACTTCAATCCCGGAGGCACGACGCAGTTTTGGTGGGCGGACTCGGCCTCACTCGCTACGGCCGTGAAGTCGGCACAGACCTACTCCGCTTTGACCGGTACGACCTTTACGTGGTCTTCCGTCGCGCTAG